CTGAATCTTGGTTGAGAAATATTCAGGTTACTGCATCCTTTAGAGAACAAATTTCGACTATATAGATAGTAAATAAGGGGAAATCGATTAGAATAAAGAGTCGGTCGGGTTAATGATTTGTCGATAAAGATAATATTAGGGGTGTATTCGTCAACTCAACCTCATTCGCATTTATCAAACTTGGCGAGAAATTCGCTTCGTAGTGATTCATACGATGTTGTAATTTGAGGTTGTGAATTTTGTTTTAAAACAGTATTCACTTCTGTTTGGAATTGTTTGTAGAAATTGGGTCCGTGTCCATGTGCGAATCGTAAGGCATCCTCAAGATTGTCATAAAATAACTCATGTGGGTCTCCATTGATGGTGACCCAATTCGTCAATTCTCGAATGACTTTCGGTGCCATTTCCATGTGCCATATGCCGTAATAAAACTCATCTCTTCTAAATGTGCATTTGAGAAAAGAGAAGTCTTGAACATCTACGTATGGCGCCGTAGTTGTTCCGTCTTTTGTTGGTGCTGTGCAATTGTAGCCGTAGTGAGTGAAAATTTTGGTGCGGTTGAACATGTTGTAAATTGGGGCGTATGCGTCACTCACTGTTCCTCCTCCATCATCTCCGCATACAGCTTCTGCGGTTTCACGGTCTTTTGCTTCACAGTTGGCATCTTCAGGTTTGCCTCCAGCGATCATCAGCTCGATCCAATTAGCGTAATTCAGAATATCGTGTACTCCGGAATTAGTATCAGATGTGCAGCCTCGGCCTGAGGGTTCTCCTTGGAATACTCTGTAAACAGTGTCTTCAATGATGTGTATGCGATCGGTCACACTCCACACTGACCATTCTCGTCGGATATTGTTGTCGTTGTCTTCTTCGTGAAACGTCATGAATTGGTTGTCGACCTCGTACTTGTCATGGATGTCACTTGCTTTCACATTTCCATCCCATTCACCAAAATCTTCTGGCAAGTACTTAGTTCCTTTCTGTTGTAGATGGATCATGAGTGCTGTTGGGTCTGTTCCGTGCATGTCGAGTCCGAGTGCGTATCCTTCCTTAAATCCGATGGTCATTTTGAATGCTTGCATGGCAGCGTATAGTCGGCGATGGGTGATCAACCACGCTACATTATGGATATTGAAAAATCGTGTCTTGTACAGTCTGGCTATACTTCGACGTTCATCTTTTAAAGTGTCCACAAAGTAGTTATGTAGTATCTCGCCTCGCTTCAATCCGTCCCATATTTCGTCGAGATGTCGTTGTAGAAAGGGTTTGGGTGTGTAGAGAATTGAGCCATCAGATCTTGTTCCTGTCTCTTCAAACAGAAAGGATCTTCCTTTGGCTCCGGAAGGTCGTAGTTTAACGTAGGGAAATCCGGGTGATGTGTCCATGCGTAGGGGGGGAATGAAATGCTGTCCGGGGATACCGTTGATTGCTTCATCTTGTGTGAGTGTTCGTAAGGGACCATTATAAACTGATGTATACTTTTCCCATGCTCGCACCTTATGAGCTATGACTGCATTCATTATGGGTCGGGGTCGTTCATTTGGGTTGTATTTTCCGAATTTGTTAAGTCCACGTTGAACGATATCTCCTGGAGATCGTGGATCATTGTCTGTGAGAATTGCCGGTTCGGTTGTGTGAGGGAAAATCTTGTCGAAAAATGGCGAAGGCACTATGTCAGTGCGGCGCGGAAGTGAGCTAACCCACTTCTTATTCAATCTACCCACAATCAAGCAACGTCCTTCGGGGACGAACCTGAGCGAGTGATCAAACGGAAGTTCACGTGGAAATTCGTTGTAAACTTCGTCGCACCACTGCTCAATCTGTTCTGTATTACACTCTCCTCCAATGTACTCCTTCTCTATTACTAGATCAACGAGTTCTCGGGTAAGAGGATAACCAAAACTAGTGTTCGTATTCTTATAGCTGCCATAGTGGAAACCAACCAATTTATGCTGAAGTGATGGATTTTTGCATACAATTGGTGCTCCACATGTGCCTCTGCCAACGCCTGAATGATAATACTGCCAGGCCACAGTCACTCCTGTCTTAACTCTCTCTCCATCTAATACAGTGTTGATCTCTGTGTCGCAAATTGTGTGTAGTCGGGGAATTGGGTGATGTACAAAATGATACTCTTCTTCATCGGTCTTCTGATAGTCAATCATTACTGCTTCATGTCCTGCAATCATGGAGTATTCATCTGCGGTGGGAACGTGTCGGGTGATGTTACGCATAGCTGGAAGAGACTTACAACCAGAACAATCAACGAAGGCTATTTCTTCCTGCATTTCATGTCCGTTGACGCGGATTTTCTCAGTATACTGGACCTGATTAATCATGTCCAAAGTACCTGAGAATCGCTGTCCTTTCCAGATGATGGTGTAAGGTTGGTATCGATGTTTTGCGAGTCCGTGGAAGATGTGGTAGACTGTAACTCCCATGT